AATAAATTCTTTGCTCCAGAGTTTCGTAATCGATTGGACGGCATTATTAAGTTTAAGAAACTTGAACATAGTGTTATGATTAAGGTAGTAGACAAATTTATCAAAGAAATGAATTCTCTAATTTCTGATAAAAATGTGTTTGTACAATTGACTGATAGCACTAAAGAATTCTTAATTGAAAAAGGATTTGATCCTAAGATGGGTGCTAGACCAATGCAACGAGTAATTGATGATAAAATTAAGCGTCCTCTAAGTAGAGAAATCTTATTTGGTCGATTAATTAACGGTGGTATTGTACAGGTAGCGTATGTAAACAATGATCTAGTATTTGAATACATGGATCCACTACCAATTGCACCAAGTTTACCAGTTCAAGATGAAGAAATCATTGAAGATTAAAGAGTGTACAACTAAAAAGCTATTTTATAAAAAATGGCTTTTTAAAATTGTCATAGAATGTGGAGGGTTGAGTTCTCTCCACAGGCGTGGCATTGAATACATACAAACTATTAAGCCAATGTACAATAGTTCTAGTACTTGGCTTAAGTCTTCAACACAGACAATAATTTCTAATAGGCATAATTTAATTGAAATAGCATATAAACTTGAGGACATCTTAACTCTAGCTCCTAATCAAATTAGGACTGAAGGCGGGAGTACAGCTATTTTTACAAATAGTGAGAAATTAATTAAAGAAGTATCTATTCAATTACAAAAATATGTTGTTGAAATACATCGACCTGCTGGCACTGAGCAAGCAGATTTTCTATTAACTAATAAAAATAAAATTATTTGTGAACGTCTTCCCTTAGCCGGTTACAGGTACAAAGTACATTTTAAAAATGGTGAGTTCAAAAAAGAAAATATGGACTCTTTTTTAAATTGGGCTAAAAATTTTGAGGATGGCAGGATACACATTCCAAAAAGTACCAAAAGAATACTCGAAGGTGAAACTTATCCTATGATGTATGGAAATTATTTTTATGCCAAAGATCAAAAAATGGCTGCTATGGCTCTAATGATTATGGGCGATCATTTGAATAAGTCAGAAGAATTTGTACTAAAAAGCGAAGTAAACACTTAAATATACTATTATGCCAAGAATCAGTAAAACATTTTTGTTTAGTACTGGGGTTGATTCCCTAGGAAACCCTACAACTAGGGAGATTGATTCTAATGGTAACAAAATTAAGAGTACTTCTATCACATATCCGCCACAGACTCAAGGGGCAGTGACTTACTACAGTGAAGCCATAGAGGGCAGTGGATACTATAACGGATCAGGACTTCACACAACCACATATTCCCCATGGTGGCAGGAAGGTGTGAACAACATCCTTGTAATAAACAACTTTAGGGGAAATGTTGTTATTCAAGCCACATTGGCTACTACTCCAACAGACAATGATTGGTTTGACATTAGCAGTACGTATAGTGAGTTTGACAGTAATAATTATGGCAACATTCTACACAATTTCCGTGGAAATTATGTGTGGATACGTGCAAAAGTAGTGGTAACCGCTGGTGTTTTAAGCGAAATCGCAGTCAATCACTAATTTCAATCCCGTAGGTTTTAAAATAAATACATGATGGAAAGCCGTCAAGTATATTTGCGGCTATATAATCAGTAGAGAAAAATAATGAAATTACTTGAATTCTTCAGCAAAGCAAACTCGGATGATGATGACGCTAAGATTGAGACCGATCTACAAAAAGATTTAATGGGCTTTATTCTTGACGATGATGAACTATACAAAGAACACATTCTTCCCCTTGTGTCAAAAATTAAAAAAGGCAAAGATGTTGAAGCGGAAGACTTCATGAAAGCAATCAATCAAGGATGCTTAAAGTTCTATAAAGAAAAAGAGTTTAAAAAAGATCCTAACAAAATGTTTCCAATTAAAATGCGAAAAGAACTGGCAGGAAATTTATTAACTATCAATACCAAAGGCCCAAAGAAAGATGAAAATTCAAGAACTACTGATTGAGAGTATTATAAAGCCTGAATTATTGAACATGTTTCTAAAACATTGTTCTGAAGAATTAGGTCTTGAATCGTTGCCTGAAATAAATCTTGTTAACGATAAACAATACTCAATTGATCACAAGTCCTTTGGGGGTTATCAGCCAGGAAAACAATCAATTATATTGGCAACCAAAGATAGACACCCAGTAGATATTTTTAGAACATTAGCACACGAACTAACACATTATAAACAAGATTTAGAAGGACAGTTAGAAGATGATAATGTAGGCAATACTGGTAGCCCACAAGAAAATGAAGCTAATGCGATGGCAGGAATAATAATGCGTAATTTTGGTCAGAAGTTTCCAGAAGTATTTGAATAAGGTCCAATATGCGTATTAAAGAATTATTTGAAGGCGGGTGGGATACCACAAAAACACAGAGTACAGAGTTAACACCTGCTGTAGTACGTGTGGCTCTTGGTGTGGTAGATCAATTTGTTAAGGACTTCAATAATTACACTAATTCACAAGGTATACCATCAATACAGCGTGGTAAACCAACAGGTAGTACTGCATATTATGAACAAGACGAAGTAGAAAAACCAGATAACATTTACGGCGACATTGATCTTCAAATGATTGCGCCAATCAAAGAAAACGAAACAAATGCACAATTTACCAGTTACTGGAATGATTTAACTGATCAATTTGCAAAAAGTGGTCAAGTTAATTATATAGATACTAGTGAAAGTAAACCAGGACATCCTATCATACAAGTTGGACGTGATCAATATGTCCAAGTAGATTTTATGTGGCACCCAGGTAAACTAGCCAAATGGGGTGCGGCACGTGTAACTCCAGAGCGTGGTGTTAAAGGCATGTTATTTGGTAATATGTTTAGTGTATTTGGTGAATTATTAGACATGAGTATACAACATGCTGGAGTACAATTAAAAGTTATTGATGATCAACGTGTTCCATTTAGTAAGCAAAAAGGAACACAACTAATAACTGTTACTATTGAACCAGAAACGTTTGTATTAGATACATTTAAATATCTTGCAAAGAGAATGGGTATTAATAATCCTAAAATTGATCCGTTGTTGTCAAAATTTCCTGGCAATAATGTAAATGATGTTAAAATTGTTACATTAGTAAACTCTGTTAAAGGCTTTGCTGCCAGTGCCCAAGCAAATGGCATGTTTGGTAAAAATGATTTAAGTAATTTTTCATCAGGACAGGATTTCTTAAATAAATTTTTACAACGATACGAAGAAAAAGCTATGATAGATGTACAAGGCAAAAAGCGTGATAAAGCAACAACACCAGAGGCGCAGGCACGTGCTGAGGCAGACAAACAAAAGATTTTAAGTGGTCTTGAAATGGTTAAGGGATTATTCTAATGAGAGCAAAAGAATTTATTACTGAAGTATCAGAAAAGAAAATCACCAATAGACAGGGCCAGGCGGCTGCTGGTATAAATTTATATACTGATGGTGAAAGACGAAATAGCGATTATGTTTCATATCGTCTAGGTATGGCGCTTGCCTGTACAGATGGAACAAACGATCCTGAAATAGATGCTAAAAGTTGGACTGATAAGAGCAAGACTACTCATCCTTATACATCTCAAGAACAAGAAATGCTTAAAAAAGCCTATAAGGCAGTGGGAGCAAATTGGAAAGATTTAACACACGGAGATCTAAAGAGCCAAGAATTAAAAACTACCAATACTGTTAGTCCTGTGGCAAAAATTAAAAAGAACAAGTACGGTGTATAATGAAAATAACTGAACTATTATTTGAAAGTGGAAAAAGGCTTGCCAAGCAAGGTATTGAAATATCTAGAGTAGACAAAGTTGCCTTTCTAAAAGCCAAATCTATTTTAGATCCAATACTGAAAAAAGCTAAACTAAAGGCCGGTTGGACTGCTGGTGGTGCTGGTAGTTTTGATCCTGAACATCCGTATGGTGGCGGTGGGAGAGATGACAGCGGCGACATTGACATTATGATAGATCCAGAAAATCTTTTAAGAAGTTTTCCACCAAACATAGAAGAATATAATAAAGCAAGTCCCAAACCACTTGGTCCAAAAGCCATGGCTAACACTTTAGCTGATCCAAATAAAAAAGCAAGATTAGAATTAGCTGCCAGTAAATGGGCGTTAGCATCTTACATGACTCAAAATGGGCTTCCGACTGATCCAGGAACACTTACTGTAGAATATAGTGCTGACGGTAAAAGTCATTCAGTAGATTTGATTGTTCGTCCTGAGAGCGCATGGGAATTACACGCACACGATTTCACTAGAGACCCAGGTATGAAAGGCGGACAACTATTCACGGACGTTTATCCAACATTAGTTAAACTAGCCAGTAGATCTACTTTTGTAGATCCAAAAACTGGAGAGGAAAAAGGAAGCCTACAGTACAGTCCAGACAGGGGACTAGTAGATAGAGAAACCAATCAAGTAGTTGCTATCAACAAAAACGATATTGCAAAAATACTATTAGGCCCACAAGCCACTGCAAGAGATATGTCTAGCATTTCTGGAATTAGAGACGCTCTAAAGAATGATCCAGCAAAGTTAAGTCAAGTTTTCCCGCAAAGTTAAACAAATAAATACATATTATGAACTTATTTGAACTGTTTAAACCTGCTAAAAATATTATTATGGAAGGTATTGACCATCCAGAAGACCTTATTATTTCACAAGGTAGTGCAGGTGCTGACAGAGTTTTGGCAGATTTATCCAGCTTACAAAAAGATCCAAGTACAATTAGCGTTAAATGGGACGGATTTCCAGCAGTAGTATTTGGTAGAGATAGTACAGGTAAACTTGTTTTCATGGACAAGCACATGTATGACAAAGTAGTCAAAGGTGCTATGGAATTTATGTCCATTAAAGATTATGATATATCTAGAGAAGCTAATCGTGGTAATCTTTGGGAAACAGAAAGCGCATTACGTCCTACATTAGATAAAATTATTCCCAATGTAAAAGACCAATATTGGATGGGAGACCTAATGTGGACTGGTACTCCTAAAACTTCTGATGGATACTTTGTTTTTAAACCTAACACTGTAGAATACCGTGTTAAAATTGATGATACTCCTGGACGTGGTAATACATTAAGCGACCAGATTGCACGTAGTATTGGTGGTATTGCGGTACATACTTTTATTCCTGGTCTTGGTCAATCAGATCAACCATTAATTGGCTTAAAAGGTTTAAGAGAAAATGAAGGAATTGTTTTTCTTGTAGGTGAAATGAAAGACAAACCAAAAGTTGGAATTAATTCAGCTCTATTAAATCAAACTAAAGCTATTATTAGTCAACACAGAACAGCCGTTGATAAATTTATTTCAGATCTAACAGCAATGAAGGGTAAAGCAGTAATAACTGCTATGGGACCTTTTATCACACGTATGCTTGAAGAGGATGATATATCTGGTAATATTGTTCCAAGATTTTTAGAATTTCTAAAAGAGCGTTTAAATGACACTGCACAAAATAAATTTTTGGGCACTAAACAAGACGGTTGGTTATATCAAGAACAAGGTGGTGGTCCAGGACTATTAGGAATTTGGACCATGTGGGCCGCAATTACAGAATTAAAAACCCATATCAAACAACAAATTGACACACAACAACAAGGTAGTGAAATTATTGCTATAACTGACGGTGTTAATGCACACGAAGGTTACGTATTTGGTTCAGGCAAAGATAAACTAAAATTAATTGATCGTTTAGGTTTTAGTCGTGCTAATTTTGCTAAACATCGTGTACCAGATGAAGAAATTGAAGCTAAGAGCAAAATGCCGTTAGCTGTGTTTTGTTTTGGTCGTATGAACCCTCCAACAATGGGACACGGACTTGTTATTAATAAAACATTAGAACTTGGTGGTGATCAAGCATTTGTGTTTTTGAGTAACAGTGTTGGACAAGATGATCCTTTAGATCCAAATGTAAAAGCACAATTTGTTTCACAAATATATCCAAACTCCGCAGATCATATTGTTCAAGATTTTGTACAAAACCCAATATATGCGGCAAATTGGTTATATAGTAAAGGATATCGCAACATGATTTTTGTTGCAGGCAGTGATAGATTAGGCAAAGAAAAAGGCAGCATTGAAAAAATACTAAGCAGTTGGAACAGTGGACCCATACGCAGTACTGATCCAGCTGGTGCAAGAGAGCATGTTGTTATTAAATTTGAAAGTGCCGGTCAGCGTGATCCTGATTCAGAGGGAGTGACTGGCTTTAGTGGAACTAAAGCTCGAAAAGCAGCCACCGATGGTGACGAGCAAAAATTCCAGCAATATACAGGAGTTGGTCCTGATATCGTTGTAAACGGTAAAACATTATATCAAGCAACAAGAGAAGGTTTGGGGATTAAAGATGAAAAACCAACAGCCCAAACAGCTCCTGTTAAACAACAGCCTCAAGCACCTCAACAACAAAATGTTCAAGTAACTAAAAAAGTTCCAGGAAAGGCTCCTATTAGTAAGGAAGTAGATTCTATGAATGAATCAAAACTACGAGACAAAGAAGATTTAACAGCAAAACGTAAGGCTCTGCAAGATATCCAGATGGACAAGCATACACATAAAGATCCAGAATTAAAAGCAGAACTAGCAAGAAGAAAAGCTTCTTTAGAAAAAGAAGCAAAGAAAATGAATCTGTCTGAATCAATTGTTCACGCATACGGTGTTTTTGAAGAACAACAATCATTCTTAGACAAATTAAAATCAGCTTTCCAAAGCCAAAGTCCTGTAAATGATAAAGTAAAGTACGGTGATACTGCTTACCCTAAATCACCTTTACAACCAGTAAGAGATAAATTTCAATCAGGAACACTAGATGTCAATCCAAATAGTACCATTGGAAGATTAAATCAACGCAATGCCGCAATAAAAGCAGCCGGTGATGAGACTAACGAAGCTCGTGCCAATACAGCAAGTGCGAGAGCAGGTTTGTCTAAACGTAAAGAAAATAAACCATTGTCACCAGAAGAGCAAATTGCCAAAGACAAAGCCAAATCTGACAAATGGTTGGAAAAAGAAAGAGCAAAGGCAGCTAAGAAAACTATTTCAGAATCACCAATTGAAATGGATCCGCAAAATCCAAACGATCCAATGGTCATGCCTCCTGGACTTAATCCAGGAAAATTAAGTTATAGAAAAGCAAGAGCGGCTGCACAATTGGCAGACCTTGCACGTATGGCTGCTGAAGCAAATGAAAAGAACAGTGCTATCATGTGGGATAGTATCGTTAGACATTTTCCAGAATTAGAAACAAATATTCGTAGTATACAACATGG